GCAACTTGTGCTGCGCCATTTGTAGTTGCTAAAGAAGCTTGGGTAGTTGCGGTTGCAGCACTTGCAGCACCAGCAGTTGCACTAGCAGCAGAAGCAACTTTACTAGCCTCTGACGCTGTTGCAGATACGCTAGATTCAGATGCTTTAGCTGTACTAATAACTGCTTGTGCGGTTGCTAGACTAAGCTGAGAAGTAGAACCTGTTTCTGCCCATGTTTTAGTGACAGCATCTTGAGCATTTACAGGGTCAGCTACGTTCTTAATAACTCGACTCTGAGCGTCAAACTTACCGTCTGCTACTTTACTTATAGAAGCATTAGCGGTGTCTATAGCTTCTTGAGCCGCCTGAAAGACCTGAATGTTTGAATTATCTAAGTCACTTTCAGTCAGGATAGCACCGTTGCTAAAGTCTACTGCACGACTTGTAATGACTGTAGTACGTGCAATACGAACTATAACCCCATTAGCAGGTGCAGTAGATAGAGTAATGGTACTAGAAGATGCAAAAGTAAATGAAGTAGACACACCGTTAACAAAAACGGCAACGTCTGCTTGTGCTGTGTATGCAAACGGGATGGAAAAAGTTGTTGTACTCCCATTCGCAGTGTATTCAATATAGCTAAAAGCCATTGTGGTTAATCTCCTAATTCATTGGCTAATTCGTTTAACCCTGTTTGTAAATATGCTTGCGAAAGGAAAGGCAACATACTAAACACAGACCTCCATTGAGATTCCGTGAGTTCTCCATTGTCGAACATAGAGGTAAGAACACGTCCTACACCGTCTATGTAACCAGCTACAGGATTACTTATAATGCTAGAGCCAAAGCCTCTGTTAACTTTGTCAGGGATTTGTAGAACCATGCCTAAAGTACCAAAGGCACCTGTGTAACCTATGGCGTTCATTACAAGGGATTCAGGCGATAAGTTATCTTTAAGATACTGCTTTTCATCTGATCTACCAGAAGCAGCTACATGAGTACGCGCTGTTGTGACTAAACTAGCCATTAGAATCTGCCCCATAATTACTGAACTGGTTTCTGCTCCCATACCTTGAACCATGCGTCTATTCATTCGTGCATATTGTTGTTCCTGTGCACCTGTAACAAAACCCATAAACTGAAGACCTGTAGAACCTAACTGTCCACGCATAAATTGGTTACTTGAGCCTACATCTGTTTCCTGTACGTTATTACGAGTTTCAATAGCTATGTGGTTTGTAAAGACCTCACTGGCATCTCTATCGTCCCACTTATCAAAACCCATAGAGCGTTCACCGTCACCATGCTTTTTAATTTGAGCCTGAATACGGTTATACATTTCAGGGGTTACGCCTGTGTCTCTAAGGATTGTCTTGTGGATAGTCCCTTCAACCCATAACTTACGCATCATGGCTGCATTAAGACGTTGGAAGAAATCAGTGATTGGCGTTAGAAGGGATAAGTTACCTTGTATCTGCCTAGCTTTCTGCCAGAAAGGTGTCATGTACTCTGCCATGCCTCCTATTTCATCCATGCGTGTTGAACCTGCTCCTGTAAAACCACCTGCTCCTGTACCAGCAGCGTCATTAATAGCTTGCATATCAGAGTTAGAACCTTGACCGTTACGGGCTTTTCTTAACCAATCGCGGTGTTCTGGTATAACTTTGAATAGAGTTTTAAAGCCTAAGTAGCCTGTTAGGTTGGCACTCTCAATAATACTCATAGCACCAAACCAATCAGAGAAAGCTAGGTAAGCCAAATCTCGTGAGTTTTGAAGTGTCTGATACTTACCTTTATTAATACCAAAGGCTTTAGAGTTCATTAATTCTGAGCCTTTTAAGGCTTCTAAAAGGTTTCTTAAATGCTCTATTTCATTTGAAGTTTGCTTGGGGTCTAGGTTGTTGCGTAGGGCATAATCTTCGATCTTTAATATTGCACCTTCAAAATCTGGCATACCTTCACCACCAATCCCATTACGAGCAAGTCCTATATGTCTGCCTGATTTATGGGAATAGGACTGAACAATATCAGTCATGTTGTTGTTCAAGAGGTCACTTACGGTCATCGTTAGATTACCTGCGGTAAACTCAGTTTCGTAGTCCATATCCAAACGCTTACGCATATTCACGTCAGGGGATTTCTTAGGGTTAGTGCTGTTCTTTGTAATTGTTGCCGACATACCAGCGTCAATCTCCGCTTCTGTCATTCCACTTTTAACAAGAAACGCCCTCATTTCGCTCATATCTTCAAACAATTCTTCTAGGTTAGAGCCTCTAATACCTGTGTCTAAAGAAGCTACACTTCTTGAGAACAGACTGCCTATGCGAGTAGAGAAAGCTAAGTCCCACCCATTACGGGCTGATATAGATTGACCTAGAATCTTAGCCACACTGTCGGCATCGTATTCGTCTATAGTTGCTCTTAGCTTTGCAGAGTCCCAATCAGTAGGCACATAATTGCGGTTGTACTCTACGTCCTTAGCACCCAACACTTTGTAATACTTCTTCTTTTCTAAGAGGTCTTTAAACACCTCACGCGCATTGTCAGCAGCCCTTTGGACTTCCATAGGTGAGTTCTTGTAAACTTCATCACTACGAACAGCCTTAGTCACTAGGATTTCAAAGTCACCTTCAGACTTAATACCTCTTCTGCGTTTATTGTTAACTCTCCACTGGGCAAACTCAGGAACCATGCTATTAGCTAACTTAACTCTTGAGGAACGTGAAAGCTTTGTTTGAATAGCGGAAGTACCTTGTATGTTAGTACCGCCTACATTATCTGCACGATTGTTATGCACCATAATATTCACAAGGTTTTTTACAATCGGGTTTTTAGATGACCGTAAGTAAGCCCCTTGAGAGGTTATGTTATTTATCCAACCTCCAAATATCTTCCCTTGTTCTGCTGGATTTTCATTATCAATTGTGTTCTTAGGTGTAAAGGTATCTTCAGCTTCTAAAGAGTTACGAATAGCAGGTACTTCTTCAGCACCGCCAGCAATCGCAGTGTCAACGGCATACTGCCTACTGTCATCTGCTGCTTTGCGTACTTTATGGCCTATGGTTCCTACTAGCCCACCAAACATAGTAGAAGCTGTTGCATCTACCATAATGTCGTAAGCATCATAATCAGGAAGAACCTGTGAGGCATAAATACCTGTTAGTGTTCCTTCTGCACCACTTATAGCTGCATATTTACCAGCAGTACCTAAACGACTAGCCCCTTGAGTAGAGGCAGATATTGAGGCCATTAAAGTCTTAATGTTTTTACCTGCTGCGGCTGTAGCTTTCATACCTGACAAAGCAGTACCAGCCATAGGTATGGCATTAAGAGCTAATGTTTCAGGAGTGACTACGGCTGAAGTAATCATTGCAAGGGCGGTTGTAAAAGGAGAATCGTCAAAAGTCTCAGCAATAACCTCACGGTTTTTCATAGTGAGTTTAACCTGCTCCATTCTTTGATCTAATTCAAGTTTAGAACCTGATTGGAATAGGTAATCGTGGTGTCCTTCTGGTACTGTCTTAAAGTAATCAGCGATAATATCTTCTGTAAAACTAAAAGATTCGTCAAACTCCCCATCGTCCACGTCCATGCTGCGGCTTGCCATGCTATAAATACTGGCACCTTCTTGCTGCATAGCCGTGAAAGTATCACCAAAGCCGTATTCAGTTTCTTGGTCTAAGTCCCAAAGCTGAGTCCTAGTGTTGTATTTCTTACCATTAGCCACGGCAGTCTCAGCTTCAGCAGTTAAACTAGGCATTGTTTTGGTAGGCTGTAGGAACAGTTCATTAATGTTTAATTCATCATCTTCCATTTTTATCTACGCCTCCTTTAACGTGCGCTTTTCTGTTTTTTACGGTTGACTTGGCTTTCTTTTTTACGGTTAGCTTTGTTTGTCTTTTCCGTTAGTGTTTGTGTAGCGGATAATCCTACTATTTCGTCAAGGTGGACAAGCTTTGAATAAGGCCCACTAAAAGGCGTTCTTAAGTTTTGTCCTACATATCTAAAAGTGTTGCCACGTCCTGTAGGCTGTAAAGAAAGCTGACCTTCTTCATACCCACCGTTTGCTGCAACCATTCTTGAAATATGTAACTCAGCGTCTTTAGTAAACTCAAGGCGGTCTACATTTAAGTTACCTGTGAACACTAAAAACCCATTAACTAATGAGTGGTCATTTTTTATCTCTTCTGCATAATGCTCTGCTATGAGTTCGGGTTTTAATTGAGAGTGTTTAGCGATTGTGCGTATGTACTGCCTAACTGAGCCAGTAAACATATTCCTAAAATCATCGTCACTGACCCCATCAAACCATGAGTCCATTTTGCTAATTACTTCAGCAGTGGCTTCTTCTATCTCGGCAGGGTTAGGTTGAAGACCAGAATCCCTAGAGGTAATAATTGCTTGAAGGGCATCTGTTGGGGTTGGGTATACTTCTTTAAGAATCTGAAACTCTTTAAAGGCTGTGAGGTCTTTGGGATTTGTAATGTACTGACTTATCATGCGAGGGTTGGCAGCGTATATCTTCATAAGCTTGTCCATTCCTTTTGCAGCATGAACTAAGTTACCAGCACCTAATTCTTTAAAGGTTTGTGTAGCTTCTACTTTCCAGCTTGAGTTAACTAAGTTAGCCCTGCTGTATGCGCTTACCTCTTTAGTGAAATCACCTCCACTATCCTCTTTTATCTGCATGGCGGCTTCTCGGTCTAGGTCGGCCCTAGAGAGAGTTTGGCTTCCTTTGGAGTCTGTGTACACAACCTCTTCTTCAGGTTCACCACCAGCAATGATTACTGCAACGGCTCTCGTAGATGCTTGCTGTTTAATAGCAAGGTCGTTTTGAGAAACTAAAGCAGCGTTTTGGGTTTTACCCAGTGACATATACTGATTCTCAGTAAATAAACCTACGTCATACATGGCAAAGGCGGCTTCGTTATCTTCTGCTGTATAGTTACCTGCTGCTGCTTTATCTTGGTAATTTATTAGATCAAGGGTGGCTGCTTTTTGTCTCTTAGATAAGTCATTAGCATTAGCAACTGAATTAAGAGCAATCATTTTATTAGTAAATGCTGGCCCACCAAACCCCGATTCTAAAGCGTAGTCTCCTATGTAAGTATCACCAAACAATTCTCCACGTCTTTCTTGTTCTGCTAGTAAAGCGTTTTGTATATCAGTGTTAGAGAAACCGTTGTTATCTTTTAAAATTGTCTCCATATCTTTAAGCATGAAGTTTAAAGAGTTTTGGATTTCTTCAGGAGTGCTGCCCTCTAACTCACCCATCTTTAAGTCAACAGTGTCACTAAGTAGGCTAGAACCTGCGTTCTTTAAATCCAGCCTTTGCCAACCTTCTGACGAAGCTTTGCTAGTGGCGTTCACCATTTGGTCAATAGAATTAGCAAGCTGCTCTTTGTAAACAGGGTCATCTACTTGACTTAGTGTAGCTTCGGCTAGTTCTTTAAATTCAGGAGTCTCTTTAAGCAGTTCTCCAGTTTTCCTAGCATTGACTTCTTGTTCCATTATGGATTTTAAGCCAATGTTAAAACTGTTCTGAGCAGCTTGTTTTTTACTCACTTGAATCATATCAAGCTTGCGTTCTTCTTTGACCTCTACACGCTTTACATTCCCTGTAACGCTATCTAAAGCCTTACTGATCTGGTCGTTACGTGCAGGTCGTACAAAGGTATCAACTACTGAAGCTTGGGGTTGTAGGCGCACCTGATTGGGTTGTTGTCTTGGGGTCTGTACTCGTTTAGTAGCCACGGCTCTAATTCCTTTTTACTTGGGGCCAGTTACGCCCTTTATAGTCTTTTTAAATGGATTCTTTAAATTCTTAAAATAACTTGGATTGCTTTCGTAAGCGTTACCGCCAATACTTAAAGCTGTACCAACCATACTGGGGTAAGGTACTTCGTTAATACGGGACTGCCGCCTCGTTTTAGCACCTTCTTTCTCTTGTTTTATTTGTGCCTTAGTTGCTGAAAGATTACTGTCAGCCTTAGTATCATCAAATAGGTTTTGTCTTAGAATGTCAGACATAAGGGCATCGACTGATAACCCAGCTACACCAGACTCGCCAGCAGCTACTTTAGCTTTGGACATATCTCTCATTGATTGAATGTCAGCTTCTTGCCCTCTTTGGGACTCTGCTTCTTCTTCTTGGCGTTGCCTTAAGTTAAGTTGTCGAGCATCGTTTAAATAGGAAGCGTTAGCGTTACGCTCGTTAGCCTTGGCTTGTTCCTGTTGCTCACCTGCGGCAACTATGGAAGTCATGGCTGATAAAATTGTACTTGCTTCACACATTATGATTAATCCTCACGAACTCGTAGAAAGGTATACCCCCTACGCCAAACTTAGGAATCAGTTGTACGAATGAAAACCCAATATGATTGAGCCATGCAATACTGACTTTGTTTTTAGCATCTACATAGTTAACAAGTAGAGGGTATTGTTTATTTGTTTCTTTAACCCATTCCACTGACTGTGTAAGTAGGTCTTTCTTGATCTTAGGAATCTTGTCAGAACCTAGCATCCAAGGTGAGCCAATCAGATCATCAATGTGGGCGCACCCGAACATTCCGATTAGTTCACCTTTATATATGATGGATTGAGGTTTAGACGCTTCAAAGCCTTTTTGTAGAGCTTCAAGAGGGCTAGAACCGTTAGATGCTAGTACCTCTTTAACGTCTGCTTGTCGCATTTTTGCAGCAAGCTCAAACACGTCTTCCTGAACGGAATCACGATAATGGGCCATTGTTATTAAATCCTTGCTGTTCTTTGAGTTAAGAATCCTTCGTACTCAGCACTCTGAAGTACACAGGGTAGGTAACTGTCTGAAACAATCACGATCTGGGCATACTTAGAGCTAGTGTTAACAGACAGCCTAAAGCTTCCTGAAGCAAGGTTGGCTTGCCCTAGAAGGTTACTAAGTGAGCCTACAATTCTGCCGTTAAACTCATGCGTTTGAACAGCCCTAGCTTTGGGTGTGCTTTCAACTTTAAAGTAAGCTGTGTCGTTATATACGATATGGAAATTACGAATCTGAAGTTTGTTAGTAGTAACCGCTTTGTTGTCTTGCTTTAAGACTTGCTCACTAAACTGGTACTTAAAGAGGTAAGGCACACCTGCATAGATAACCGTATTTGAATTTGCGGCTACGTCTGCTATGGCTTCTGCCTGAGTTCTTAAACTTCCTGTGGTGTTCACAAACAGTGTGTTGCTGTCTGAGTATGGTAGTGACGAGCCAGTGACTTTATAACGCCTGTCTAATAGCAAGGCTCCACCACCGTAGTTAGTTAAGCTTGTGGTATAAACCATATCAGAACTTGCAGCATCACTAGCCAGACTGAGGTTTTCTAAATAGACCCCATCTGAGTATTCCATGACAAGCTTGATTGTTGAGCCGTTAAAGGCTGCTGAACATACCTTGCCTGTAAACTTCCATTCTGACCAAGCACTCTGTAGCTTCTCTTCACCACGCCAATAATAGCGATAAACAAAGACTGAGTTAGGCTTATCTTCCGTTAGCACTAACAACATATCTTCATTCGATGACGCTGATAAGCCTCTAATCGTACCGTCTAAATAGTTAGGTACATGGGCAGATACATCGGCAGCATCGTTGGTTTCTGAAGCTTGCTCTACGTAATACTCACGGACACCCGACCACTTACCTTTAGAAAACCCAAAGAACACATAGCGACCTGCGCCTACTGGTTTAGCAGTGAGGTTTGCCTCAAAGTTAGTAGATACGTCAATGTGTACTGTGTCAGGTGTTAATAGCTCAGAAGCAGTCAACATGAACTGGGTTAGATCAGAGAAGATCAACAAGGATTCGTTAAAGGGTATTGCGTGTTTCAGGATAGAGATTTGGTTGTTAGATACAGCCACGTCTATCGGGTTAGAATCAAGAGTGGTCAATACAGTCTTAGGGAAGAAGTTATAGAACTCTCCTGCTTCACTGAAGATAACATTCTCATCTGCTAAGAAACCTAAGCGGTTACGGTGAAAGAATATATCGTTAATCTTGTAGCCTATGAAAGAAGGTACAGGGTTAGTATCCTCATCCCCTGCTTCGCGGTCATCCCACGTCAAAGGTGCAAAGGTAAAAGTACCGTTAACTTCTTTACGAAGACTGTGGGGCATTGTGATATTGTTTATACGGTTCTTAAGGGCTGAACCATCGACTGCTTTATCACCTACAGTTTCTTTCCATATTAACTCGTTGTTGGTGTTATCACCTTGAGTCAGGTGTACATAGTGGTCATCTTGCTTCTTCTCATTACTACCTGCTACCTTGATCTTAAAGCCCACCTTACCTTTACGGGGGAGGTTCTTAAAGTCTATGGTTTGGCCTTTAAATGAGTAAAGGAATCTGTCACCTGCACCGTCACTTGACGTGATTGTGAAGTCAGTAGAAGCGTTTTTAACATAGATCACTGAGCCAATTCTTTCCTTAACAAAAGGAGAAGAAATAGATAAGTTGTTAAATAGCTGAGTAGCTATATAGTCCGTACCAATCTGAGCAGAGTGTGCAGATGATGAACCATCAGGAGTTGTATAAGTAGCTGTGGCACTACCCACTGTAATTTTATATGTAAGGCCATAGTCAGCCTGTCGTACATAGAACATAGCTTCGTTAGGTCGTGCTGTAGGTACGTATGTATCTAGCAGAACAGTCTTAGCTTTATTTACTACAAAAGTAGTGTCACCTACAGACACAGCACTAATATCAGTTTCAAAACTGTTTATACCAGTAAGGTAAGTAGGGAGTGAAGTAATGGCATTACCATCTGCGTCATTAACCACCAGTGCTGTACCTGCCTGATTAAACACCTTAACACCTGCGGAGCTAAAGACTGCTGTGTAGTCCTCGGAGCTAGAGTATTTTATAGCGTGTAGGAATACATCGTTAGCGTTAGCTACACCAGACAGTTTGGCAATATGCTCTGTACAGGGGCGTTTCTCTAAGCCGCGAGTTACAGAAGAAAGACCATTCTCTTGGATTTCTGCTTGGCTGGCGTGTCTTAGGCTTGGGGGTTGTTGTGATACCCCATTTAAGAGGTTAGGTATAGAACCTGAGATTAAAGACATTTGGCTAACCCCATCGGTTTATAATTGAATAAGTGTCATAGTTATCAAAGATATTTAGGTCTTTAACATCGGACTCGTTGTGTGACAGCGCGACCCAAGCAGATTGTTCATCAGCAGCATTAAAGCTGTGTAATGACTCTGAGCCAAGTACGCGATCTTGTAGAATACGTGCAGCCCTTATTGTTGCGTAGCGTCTAGCTGCTTCAGGCATTTCATCGAAACTAAGGAGAACAACAATGTCCACTTCAATGGTGTCTGTAATTGTGTAGGTGTTTTTAATACGGTCATAAAGCCGCATACCACGTTGTACTAGGTCGGACTCTGAAGACATTCGGAGTGCTGTAGTGTCTACGTGTAGACAGTTGGCAGGTAAGGCAATCTCATTGCTGGCATTAGGTGTCAGATTGAATTTCAAGTCTGTGTTAAACGCCCAGCCCATTGACTGAACATCACGACTTACATTATCTAAAGTCTGTTCTGCTAGGCTTGCTTCTACTAAACCAGAGGTCAGTGAGTTAACAGGAGATTCACCAATCGTAGCCAACAAGGTATTTACAGCTTCTAGCTTGGTTGTTGGATTCATTAGTTTTCCTTCAATAAAAGAAAAAAAAGGGCAGAGAGAAATTAATCCCTCCACCCCTTTGGATAGAACTATACTACTTAGACTGCGTTCAAAGAAATGGCGCAAGCAGGGCGTAGGATATTGTGACCCATAGCGTACTTAGCAACCATCAATGTACCTTGACGATCAATCTGATACTCAGACTCAACGCCTAAGTCCAGCAACTTCACAGTTGCGGCAGCGTCTTGTGAGAAGATCAAACCACGCAAAGCAGCGTAGTTACCACGATATGCGGCAGTACGTGTACTTGTGATTGGCTCAACGTCACCAGAAGCAGAAGATTGGTTAGTGCTAGGTAGATGATTACTCATCATAATCTTAACACCACCGACTTGAGGCACTACGCCTGAAGCTACGGAACCTTCACCGCCTACGTCACGGTTCAACCATGCTGCGTTAGCAACACTAGGCACGTTAAGTAGCGCGTAGTATTGGGCAGGTGGTAGTACACAAACCTTATCACCGCCTACGTCTTTCTTATCGAACTCTTCAAGAGCCGCGTAGATAGCCGCGACAATCTTAGCACCGTCAAGAGCGTGAGCAGTTGTAGTACCAATGTTGAAGTTAGCAGTGTAAACCTCATCTGCAAAAGAAGCGCCAAACGCTGTAGCTGCTAAAGAAGAAGTAGTGATTGAAGCTGCTTTTGCAATGATACGCGCTACGTTACGATCAGAAACATTTGCTAATGCGTTGCCTGACTCCTTAGAGTAGATAGAACGTACATCATAATGGTTCATTGCCTCATCAATTTTGGCAATAAATTGTGTGCTGATTAACAAATCATCAACGGTAACGATACGCTCACCGTGTTTGATTGCATCAGCTTGAATTAACGTACCAGCCGTGTGGTACTTTGCAGAACCAGTGCCAGTTAATGGGAATGATGCAGACTTACCATTGGAAATAGTACGAGTGCGGTGTAGCGGCATGAAGACGTTCTTTTCCTCGTATGCGGTAAGAACTTCACCAGCATATAGTTTGAGAAAGAGGGAACGATCATCACCTGTCGCGTTCATTTGACCTAATCGTGATGTTGTTTGGTCTGTTGGAAATGCCATTGTATATGTACCTATTTAAAAAAAGTATTAAGTTGTTGAGAGTTGTTCTACTCAGCAGACTCTTACTTCCTTTCCCTTAAAGATTGTCCTCCGCAGAGGGTCGATAGATACTTAGAATAAAGTTGTTGCTTCGTTAAACGAAAAAAACCCCCGAAGGGGCTTTAAGATTGCGGAGACAGAGAATCTACAGGACGTTGCTACGCGAAAGTTTCGCTGCTACGGACTGTCGATATGCAGAGTCAGTGCTGTACCTTGGGTCACGCATTGCTGCGGTCAGTTGGGCGGCAGAATCAAAGACCCCACCTGTTACGGATTTAGTCTCGCCCATGACAAGTGAAGGTTCACTTCCGTTTACAGAACGGTACTGAGCTTGTAGACCCTGAATCGCAAGATTTGCTGTCTCTATGTTTCCACTGTTTACTGCATTGTTAAACGCATCAATGGATGCTTCGGGCATATTGTCAGAAGCCCAAGAAACCATATCTTCATACGCCTCTTGTCCTCCAACCTGCTCAAAGGCTTCTTGCTGCATCTGTGTCGCTACTGCCATTTGACCATCTATGAATTGGTCAACCATAGAGCGAGGGATACCAGCTTCTAATAAAGTGTCGTAGGAGTCTTCAGTTAAACCGCCAAGTTCTGCGAACTCTTGGGACAGGGCATCAAAATCAACACCCCTCTCTTCAAGTTCTTCGGCAATTTCTTCAAGCTCACCATCGTCATCTTCGTATTCATCTTCTTCGTCTTGAGAACCTAACTTCTGTTCAAGAGATTCATAAGCCGAAGCCATATCCTCAACAGTGTTAAACTTCTCAGGGAGCCATTCGGGACGGTCAGACGCTTCAGGGTTATCAAGACCTTCGGCCTTTTCTAACATATCTAATGTGTGCTGACCGTCTTCAACGGTTTCTTCGTATGTGTTTACTGTATCCATTTTTAACTGTCTCCAAACAGATAATTTATTTAGACTTTTTCTTGTTTAGCCTGTTTAAGTGTTCACGTAGGTTCTTACTACCTGACTTCTTAACTTCGTCTTTAGTGGCTGTCGAATAAGACTTACCGCCTTTAGGCCAAGTAAATGTCTTTTCCCCAGCATCCTTAGCTTTTCTAAATGCAGCCCCAAAAGAGCTACTTTGACTGCTAGAACTCGCGCCCTGTGTCGATTCTGAGGAAGTTTGTGAGGCATTGGTCACACTTGTAGCCGTAGCTGCGCCTGTTTTATCCTTATTCTTTGCTTTCTTAGGGTCAACACCTGTGTATCCAGCCTGACCTTTACGCCCACCTATGCCACCACCTTTAGTGTTTTCAGGGATAAGGGACGCTAATAAAGAAGCTCCTGTAATAGCAAGACCTGCTGGCCCTGCGAACCTAGCGGCACCTTTGCCAACTGTGGCTAACCTACTGAGTAACTTACTAGGAACCTTTGTACGCTGTGGACTAATGCGATCACCAGCAGGGCCGACAGTAGATGATGAAGCTTTAACTTTTGGTTTAACTGTTGGTTTAGCTGGTGGTTTATCTGTGGCTGTCTTATTGCCAGCACCGAACTTAGGGCCACCAGTACGTCTAACGTCAACTTTAGTCTTCTTAGGCGGCTTACCGCGAGAAGTGTTAACTTTCTTACGCCTGATCTTGGCATTAGTAGAGGGCTTGGACTCAGCACTAAGCTTTTTAGCTTCAGTCTTCTTAGCTTCAGTCTTCTTAGCTTCAGGCTTTTCACTTGCTGGTTTTGCAGGTTTATCCCTAGAGTCCTTAAGACTCTGTAGAAGCTTTTGCTTTGGGCTTAGTGGTTTATCAGGCTTTAAAGTACCAGCCTTATTACCTTTCTTTAAAGACCTAACAAGTTTAGATACCTTTTTTCTAGGCTTCTTAGTTGGTGTTTTATTCTCTTGACCCTGAGCATTAAACTTAGGTGTCTTACGCTTGGCTGCTGCGTCTTTAATTTCTTTTATTAACGCTTTAGCCTTACTTTTACTTGTCTTCTTTGAAGCCGCGTCAGCCTCAATTTCAGCTATCATGCGTTCATCTGCCGCACTTAATTGTATTGCCATTAAGGTTCACCTTGTCCTTGTTTCATCATGCCTTGTGCAACTGGCCCTGCGGCTTTCTCAGCCATTGAGGACATCATCTGTTGCATCTGCTGTTGTTGAGCTTGCTGTTGTTCTGCTTGCTTCTGTTCAGGTGACTTAACTAAACCGTTAGTATCAATACCTAAAGAAGCTCCAAGACGATCAATGTAGTCATCAACATTTAACTCACGGGCTATAATCTCTTGTCCAAGCGGCTGCAAGAACTGAAGTAATTGAGCAAGCTTATTAAGGTCTTGACCACGACCTAGAGCTTCCATACCAGTAACGATCTGAGGCTTAAGGGTGTCTTGAGGGAACTTAGGCATCTTGCCACTCTTCTCCATACGGGAGAGTAGTAAGGTCACTAAGGGGTACTGGAACTCTTGGGAGAGTATGGAGTACACACCACCTAATGCTGACTCAAGTTCTTGAGCCATGTATCTAACTTCTTCAGCAGTAACACGTTCAGCTTTACGCTGAACTGAGCTATTCATCAGGAAGCTAAAAGCAAGTCTTTCAGTAATCTCACGGGCTGTATCTTGGGCCACACGGAAGTCGTTAAACTTTTGTAGCTGTAATACAGAAACATCGTTAGCATCACCTGCGGCTATACCACCGTTAGGGGTGTTAGCTATGACTTTTGCTTTGGTAGTACCGTTAGGTCGAACAAGAAACAGCACCTTAGCTGCGGCTGCTGAACCTTCTACAATAGCTTTTGTTAGAGTCTCTAGTGAACTTAAGTCCCCGATAAACTCTTCGACATAACCACGACCATAAGACTCCCCATCAATGCGAACCATACGTAGGGACATGAAGGGTGATTTATCCAGTGGGAAAGAACCTTTAGAACTGGGGATAATCTGACCTTCAACTTCTTGATGTACTTCCCACTTCTTATTAACACGTTTAACATTTGTATATAGATCAACAGACTTAAGCTGTGCCTCTTTATTATCTGGTTTAGTTAATAGCTCTTGGACTTCTGTAGGAAGTACCATAGGACTTACTGTTTCTTTGGTAATAATCTCTAGGACATTACCCATTGCGTCACGTTGACATACGTAACGGTCTAAACGGAATACACGAACTCCACCATCTTTGGGCATGTGAACTAGCACATTACCCGAAACGATAAGTTGTTTTAAAGCCTCGAAAACTGGCACCCGAACTGCTGTTGCTTCTACTTCGTGCATAGCAGCGCGTTCAATACGTGCGAGTGCTTCTTCTACTTTACCTCGCGCACCTTCACCACCTGCAAGACTCTGAAGATCAAAGTCATCAATAGTCAAGCGGAAGAAAGGAGCGTTAGGTGGGAGTAGGGTCATTAATAACTTAGAACTTAGGTTATTAACGCCACGCGCACCAATGGATTGGAAGGGCGTAGAATAGTAAGAAGAACCAGAGTGACCTTCAGGGGGCATTAGCGTAGGTATTGTTAATACGGCTGCTTCCCTTGCCCTGTGTAGAAAGGGTGTACGGTCACTTTCGAGTTGTGTGTATCGTTTAGCTGCTGCTCCTGTAGTTGGTAGCATAAGCTAATCATTCTCTTGTGTTATGAAATAATATTTAAGCCACTGTAGCCACTGCCGCCAACACCAACACCTTTGTTGGTAAGCTTACGTTTGCCTAGACGCTTTTTGCCCTTGTTAATGGCAAGCATATTCTTTAGGTTTGAGGCTTGACCTGTTGCACCTGCTGTACCACTTGAGGAAGCAGTTGATTGGTTTGAGCCGCCAGAACTACCACCTTCAGAAGCTTCAGTAGTCAATGCGATTCTATTAGGTGATTTTGCTTTAGGGGAGTTAACAGATGTTGTACCTTCCCTAAAATTCTGGGACGGTGGGCCTGTGTTCGGAAGTGAAGTAGGGACACGATCACCGCTATAAGCTTTCTTCATGCCTATTCGGTCTTGCTCTGCTTTCATATCAGACTGACTTACACCAGATGCACGTTGAGTTGCCCAATAAGCTTGGTTGTAACTCACATCATCATTGCGATATTTGTCTTTTATCACTGTTGATAAAATCGGAATGTTTGTGTTTTTGTTAGCTGTGGCTCTAGTCTGATAACCTGCATTGTTGACAGGCTTAACTACTTTCTTTGGCCCTGCTGGTTTGTTTTTATTACCACCACCACCGCCACCACTTTTGTTGTTACCGCCACCTGCTCCACACATTAGCGACTACCTCCATTACTAGGGATATTTAAGCTAGGGGAACTGGCACCGCCAACACTAAGTCCTGTAGTGCTTTTCTTTCGTAAGTTACGTACACCCCGTTTGCCTTTCGACATACGTTTTCTTGCACTAGAGGGTGTCTGTTCCATATCTGATAAGTCCAAACTAGCAGGAGCTTTAGCTGGTGCTGGTGCTGTAGGTGCTGGTGCTGGTTTGGAACTGCCGAATAAACACATTGGTCTACTCCTTGTTGTTAAAATCGTCTTCGGATAACTCTGACAGTTTCTTAATGACACTCCTTTGACCCTGAAGAAACCGAAGTTCCTCAATAGTGATTTGTCGGGTTGGCATAGTGTCAGGGAATAACCTGTCGAGAGTCGCAATGAGTCCTTGAGATATACCCAAGGAATTGCCAAGTATGTTATTTCTCATAAGGGGCTTTACTGTAACGGTACGTTAAAAGGAATTAGGCACATTTAGCGTTAGTTCTCGCTCTTGTGCCTTGGCTAATATTTGCTTGCGGTCTTTGTTATCTAAGTCTTTCCAAGTTGTGATTTCAGTGGCAGAGCGATAACACCCCACACAAATATCGTTGTCATCTAGGTGACAGATATTGATGCAGGGTGAGGTCATTCTGCTTCCTTGTGGAGAGCGTCATCGTAAGCACGACAAGCCTTTTCAGATTTAGATAGTAGTTCCATGTGTTCGGGGCTGTACTCTGAGCCTTGAAACTCGTCTGAAATAACTAGACAATCCACGCAGTCTTGGCGTAAGAGTTCCAAGGCTAAACCTCTGACCTGACCCTTCATTCGTATTCCTCTTCTTTCTCTTCTTGGTATAGAACAAGGGCATTGTCGAACTCATCCCAAGAGTCAACCCCGTAGTGCATAAGACACTCAAGTAAGTGGGAGTCCCTTTCTATTAAGTTATAATAATCTTCGTCAACTTCTATACGTCTTCCCATACTGTCCCCCTTTGGTATAGTTGTATTGCGGTGTTTAAGTCGCAGTTAAAACCTTCCATAATTTCTTCAAAAGCAATCATAAACATCATTTTCTACAGTCCCATTCTTCTTCTTTACAAGCACTAGAAAGTCCACGCTTAATAGCGTCCTTTGGCCTAGTATCTTCACCTAACGGGACAGGAGACTTATTAAATAAAGCCTCCCATCCAGCATCGTAAGAGTCAGTCTTAGCTTTAGTACGAATGGGTAAACCAG